CAGTAGAGTTGTATTTGCTCCAAACAAAAACGGTAGGTTTTTAATATCTTGGATACCACCTCTTCATTTGCAAAATAAAAAATATAGTAAAAATGGTAGGTTTTATCCTGGTAATGAACATATAGGCGCGTTTGGATGTGACCCTTATGATATTTCAGGTACAGTAGATAAAAGAGGTTCTAACGGATCTCTTCACGGTTTAACTAAGTTTTCAATGGAAGACGCACCGCCTAATCATTTTTTCTTAGAATATATAGCAAGACCACAAACTGCTGAAATATTCTTTGAAGATGTTTTAATGGCTTGCGCTTTTTATGGTATGCCAATACTTGCTGAAAATAATAAACCAAGACTTTTATATTACTTTAAAAAAAGAGGTTATAGAGGTTTTGCAATGAACAGGCCAGATAGAACTAGAAATAAACTATCTGTAACAGAAAAAGAAATAGGTGGAATACCAAACTCTAGTGAAGATATTAAACAGGCGCACGCTGCAGCTATAGAATCTTACATAGAAAACTTTGTTGGATTAAAAGAAACTGGCTATGGCGATATGTACTTTCAAAGAACACTTGAAGATTGGGCTAAGTTTAATATTAACAATAGAACATCTCACGATGCGTCTATTAGTTCAGGTCTAGCATTAATGGCTTGTAACAAACATAGATACACACCAGTGAATATAAGAAAAACAGAACCCGTAGATATAGGTATTAAAAGATATGATAACAGGGGATATACATCAAAAATAATAAGTTAAATGAACGTTTATACTAACAATAACAGTTCTTTTCCTAGTCAAGTAGTAAGTAACGAAGAAAAAGGCACTTTAGAATATGGCAAGCAAGTTGCTCAGGCTATAGAGTTCGAGTGGTTTAGACAAGGCAGAACTAATGGAAATAGATATTTAACTAATTGGAATAACTTTCATAATCTAAGACTGTACGCTAGAGGCGAGCAATCTATACAAAAGTATAAAGATGAGTTGTCTATCAATGGTGATTTGTCTTATCTTAATTTAGACTGGAAACCTGTACCTATTTTATCTAAGTTCGTAGACATCGTAGTAAACGGTATATCTCAAAAGTCTTATGATATTAAAGCATATGCTCAAGATCCTCAGTCTGTAAAGAAAAGAACAGAGTATGCCTCTAAACTTTACGAGGATATGATCGCTAAAGATTACATTGAAAGTGTTAAGCAAACACTAGGTATCAATCTATACCAATCACCAGACCCAACAACTGTTCCAGAATCAAAAGAAGAGTTAGAGCTTAAAATGCAGTTGAGCTATAAGCAATCAATTGAGATAGCTGAAGAAGAAAGCATATCTACTGTTTTTGCTCAAAATAAATATGATTTAGTAAGACGTAGACTTAATATGGATTTAACTGTATTAGGTATTGCTGCGGCTAAAACTAGTTTTAATACTGCAGAAGGTATTAAGGTTGACTACGTTGATCCAGCTTATATGGTTTACTCGTATTCTGAAGATCCAAACTTTGAAGATATTTATTACGTTGGTGAGGTAAAAGCCATAACAATACCAGAGCTTAAAAAAGAATTTCCTTATATATCTGAAAAAGAATTAGAGCGTATTCAAAATATGCCTGGAAACAGATCTTATATAACTGGCTGGGGCGATTACGATGAAAACACTGTTCAGGTTATGTACTTTGATTATAAGACGTACCACAATCAAGTGTTTAAAATAAAACAAACTGACCAAGGATTGATGAAAGCTATTGAAAAGCCAGATACATTTAATCCACCAGAAAATGATAACTTTGAAAGAGTATCTAGAACTATAGAGGTTCTTTATAATGGAGCCGTAGTTTTAGGAACTGATACAATGCTTAAATGGGAGTTGGCTGAGAACATGTCAAGACCGTATGCTGATACAACTAAGGTCGCTATGAATTATGCTATTTGTGCACCTAGAATTTATAAAGGTAGGATAGAGTCTGTTGTTAGTAAGTGTGTTGGATTTGCTGATATGATACAGATTACACATTTAAAACTACAACAAGTACTGTCTCGTATGGTGCCAGATGGTGTTTATCTTGATATGGACGGTTTAGCAGAGGTTGATTTAGGTAATGGAACAAACTACAACCCGGCTGAGGCATTGAATATGTATTTTCAAACCGGTTCTATTGTAGGTAGGTCATTAACGCAAGACGGTGATCTTAACCACGGTAAAGTACCTATTCAAGAACTTAACAGTTCTAGCGGTGGTGGTAAAATACAAAGTCTTATACAAACGTATCAATACTATTTACAAATGATACGTGACGTAACGGGATTAAATGAAGCTAGAGATGGTAGTACGCCTGATAAATCTACGCTTGTAGGTTTACAGAAACTAGCTGCTAACGCTTCAAACGTAGCGACTAGACATATTGTTCAGTCTAGTTTATATTTAACCCTTAAACTAGCAGAAAACGTTTCATTAAAAGTAGCAGACGCGCTAAGATTTCCATTAACTAGAGCATCGTTACAAAACTCTATATCTACATACAACATAAAAACATTGGATGAAGTTGTAGATTTAAATCTTCATGATTTTGGTATATTCTTAGAATTAGAGCCAGATGAAGAAGAAAGAGCTCAGTTAGAACAGAACATACAAGTTGCGCTACAATCTGGAGGTATTGACTTAGAAGACGCTATTGATATACGTCAAATTAAAAACCTTAAGTTAGCTAATCAAATGTTAAAAATTAAGCGTAAGGTTAAAATGGAACGTGATCAAGCTGCGCAGCAAGCTAATATAGCTGCTCAAGCAGATGCTCAAGCTCAAACAGCCGAAAGAACAGCTATGGCGGAAGTTCAAAAACAAGAGGCTGTAGCGTCAACTAAGGTTGATATTGAAAAAGCTAAGCAAGAGATGGAAATGCAGAAAATGCAAGTTGCAGCTCAAATAAAGCAAGCTGAGATGGAAAGACAGTTCCAGTATGATATGCAGCTAAAGCAAATGGATATTCAAGTGGAAAGAAACAAAGAGCAATTTATAGAAGATCGCAAAGATAAAAGAACAAAAATACAAGCGACACAGCAAAGTGAAATGATAAGCCAAAGAAAAAATGATGGTTTACCTATAGACTTTGAAAATCAACCAGACCAAGGTCTTGGTGCCTTTATGTAGGCAAAACAATTTTTTAAATTATATTATATTATGTCAGAAGTAAAAAAAGAAGGTGAATTTACCTTAAAAGGTAAAAAGAAAACTACACCTAAAAAACTAGTTAAAAAAAACGAAGTAACAAAAGTAGACTTAACAAAGCCAGAGGCTCAAGGAGAAGTTGTACCTGATGTTATTAAAGTTGAAATACCAAAAGAAAATGCCGTTCAAACACAAGAGACAAATGATAGCAATGCTATTATCGAAGAGCCCAAAGACAGTGGCGACAGCAAAGAAGTGGTTGAAAAAATACGGGCCGCCGAAGAAACAGTAGAGTCTCCAATAGAAATTATTGAAGAAGTTGGTGAGGTAGAAAAAGAACTAAAAGAAGCTATAAGAGATGAAAAGGTTTTAGGCAAACAATTACCTGAAAACATTGAAAAGCTAGTTTCTTTCATGGAAGAGACCGGGGGTAGCGTAGAAGACTACGTTAGGTTAAACGCTGATTACTCTAGCGTAGACGATACCACATTGTTAAAAGAGTATTACAAAAAAGAAAAACCATATCTTGATAGTTCAGATATTGATTTGTTATTAGAAGATTTTCAATACGACGAAGATTTAGACGAAGATAGAGATATACGCAAGAAAAAACTTGCATTTAAAGAAGAAGTTGCAAAAGCCAAAAACTTTTTGGAAAGCACTAAGGAAAAATACTACGCTGATATCAAGTTGAGATCAAACGTAAATCCTGACGCTCAAAAAGCTATGGACTTTTTCAATCGATATAACAAGCAGCAAGAACAAGCTGAAGAAAACCGTAAAGTGTTTCAAGAAAATACTAAAAACCTTTTTACTAATGATTTCGAAGGTTTCGATATCAGTGTTGGTCAAAAGAAATATAGGTATAAGATACAAAACGCTGAAGGTATTGCTGATAAACAATCAGATATTAACAACCTAATCGGGAAGTTCCTAGATAAAAACGGTTCTGTTAGTGACTATAAAGGTTATCATAAAGCAATGTATGCTGCTGAAAACGTAGACCGTATCGCCGCGCATTTTTATGAACAAGGAAAAGCTGACGCTGTAAAAGGTGTTATTGATAACTCAAAAAACTTGAGTGATAAAACAGCTAGACCCTCTAGTAATGGCGATGTATTTTTAAACGGCTTTAAAGTTAAAGCTATTAGTGGTGCTGATTCTACAAAACTAAAAGTAAAAACAAAAAAATTTAACTAAAAAATTAAAAAACTATGGCTTTAAGTCCTAATTTTGGTTCTATTAAACCAAGTCAAAAACAACAGTTAAACGATAGCAACTGGCTAAAGTTTAACGATGGTACTGCAGCTGGAGACACTGACACATTTGCTCAGCAGTATTTACCAGAAATTTATGAACAAGAAGTAGAGCGTTACGGAAACCGTACGTTATCTGGATTCTTAAGAATGGTTGGCGCTGAAATGCCAATGACATCTGATCAAGTAATTTGGTCTGAGCAAAACCGTTTGCACGTTGCTTACAATGATGTATCTAACGGAGGAGCTAACAATACACTTACTTTCGCTGTTGGCGGAGCTAACCAAACTTTTGTTGAAAACGTTATTTCAGCCGGTGACACTATTGTTATCTTAGATGATACAAACCACACTGACACTAAAGCTGTTGTAACTGCTTCTAGCCAAGCTGGAGCTCTTGCCACTGTAGTTGTTGCACCTTATGGTGTTGCTGATCTTTCTGGCGTTGCTGGAACTGGTCTTAAAATATTTGTATATGGATCTGAGTATGCTAAAGGAGTTTCTATAGCTAACTCTACAGGTAAAGCAGATACTACAGGAAGAAAAAGTATTACGCCTTCTTTCACTCAATTTTCTAACTCACCAGTTATTATTAGAGACAAATACGTTGTAAATGGATCTGATATGGCTCAAATCGGTTGGGTTGAAGTTGCTACTGAAGACGGAACTTCTGGATACTTATGGTATTTAAAAGCTGAATCTGAAACTCGTTTACGTTTTGAAGATTACTTAGAAATGTCTGTAGTTGAAGGTGAGCTTGCTGTAGCTGATATTGGAGGCGGAACTCCTGGTGCTGCTTACGCTGCTGGATACAAAGGTACTCAAGGTTTGTTTGCTGCTATCGAAGAGCGTGGTAACGTAAACACTGGGTTTACTGCTGCTGCTGGTCTTACAGCTTTTGATGCTATCTTGAAAAACCTAGACACTCAAGGTGCTATTGAAGAAAACATGTTATTCTTAAATCGTAACACTGCTTTAGATTTTGACGATATGCTAGCTGCTATCTCTTCTGGAGCTGAAGGTGGTACTGCTTATGGATTATTTGAAAACTCTGAAGAAATGGCTTTAAATCTTGGATTTAGTGGTTTCCGTAGAGGATCTTACGATTTCTATAAAACTGATTGGAAATACTTAAACGATGCTTCTACGCGTGGTGCTTATGATACTCTTCAAGCTAGTATTGAAGGTGTATTAGTACCTGCTGGGACTTCTACAGTTTACGATCAAATTTTAGGAACTAACATCCGCCGCCCATTCTTACACGTGCGATACAGAGCTTCACAAGCTGACGACCGTAGAATGAAGCAGTGGTTAACTGGTTCTGCTGGAGGAGCTTTCACATCTGATCTAGATGCTATGGAAGTAAACTTCCTATCTGAAAGATGTCTTTGTGTACAAGCTGCGAATAACTTCGTACTTTTCAAAGGAGCATAATTCAAACAAAGGTAATGTTTACCCTCGTTAAAACAACGGGGGTAACTGTTACCCTTATTA